TTTGCGGAATACCTGTGCTGTTCTATTAGTGCCATTGTATTCACTGAGGTAAATGTAACTCATTCTGTTCCTTTAGTCTTTGTAGAGCGCGACGCTCTTTGATTCTATTTAACGCTGCCTGCATTCTGGCTTGATGTTTAATCTGTTCTTCAGCATTGAGTCTACGGATTTGTTCCATCATTGTTTCATTTGTGTTCATTATGCGGTCTCCATAATCTTTTTAACTTCTTCTTCTAGAGAAAAAGCAGCCTCCTGCCAAGTATTAGTTTGACGATTCTTACCTATAAATCTTGTCATCCTGTAATCAACAAATTTACTGCGTTGTTGTTTTTTACTAATGGTAAAATTAAAAGAAAATAATGTATTACCATCTTCATCTAAGATATCAAAAACTTGATGCGGTGAAGGCCTGATGTCCACCCAACTTAAATTATTCTGTGTTCTTTCAGACTGTATCTTTTGAACAAATTCAATGAGAGACTTGTCATCATTAATGGTGTTGTCATCAATGTCATCAAATTCATCTAAAGCACAGGAAAATGCACTGTCTTTGGTTTCAATTTTAATACTGTATTGAGATTGTAGTTGTTTCATTCTGCTTCACCTTTTGTTATTACCAAATCACCATACTCAATTACCTGCCAATGCTCCTTGAACATTTCATTGTTGACTATGATGAGATAGTCTGCTAACGGCATGTCATAGATTGCGTTGGTTTTTTCTTTGTCTAGATAAATTTTAATTTTCATATTGTTTTCCTTGTTTAGTATCCATTTTCTAATTCAAATATTGCGGCTTCAATAACAACTTCTTGATTAAAGTCTGCTTGTTTTTTATGTAAAGCATTGATCTGCTCATTAAACCATTCTTGACCATTAATGAACACTAACAGTTCTCTGTTTTGATATAATTTGTGAAGTTGTTTTGTTGTGTTCATGTTATTATTATACTACAATATTGTATTTATGTAAAGCATTTATTCACTCAATCTTACCGAAATGATAGCCAAAAAGAAAGGGCCTTTTGAGCCCTTTCTCCAATCTAATTAGTTAGACTAATTTGGATTATGCTGGATCTACTAATGAACTGTCTGCAGTGATTTTAACACCGTATAAGTCATATAGTTCGCCAACACCATAATGGCAACTTGCCACGATGTCGTCACCAACGAAACTTGCACGACGCTGAGTTTCGATTGTGATATCGCCAATCATTGCTAGGCCTAGTGCATCACGGTGGAACACGGCACCAACATAGTCACCAGCAGTGCCAGTGTTAGCGATGTTGCTGGATTCAAATACTGGAACACCAAATAGTGTTCCAACATAACCAGTCTGCATTGCTTCATTTTGGATGATACCAGCATTTGGGTTAGCAAATGTGTTGGTCAATGCTGACTTCAAGTCATATGCAACATATGGGTTCAATACGCAGGCCAATTGATCGCCTGGCACTGCATTAGCACGAAGACGAGCCACTGCGTTGGCTACTAGAGCCGCTGACATTGCTGTGCTTGCACCGCCTACACCTGTTGCGAAACTTGAGAATAGAGCCAATAGGTCTGTGTCAATCTTTTTAGCGATTGCTTCACCGAATAAACGGCCTACATCTGCTACCACATTACTTGCACTTGAAGCACGAACTAAGTCAGTGATCATAGTGCGGATAGCAACTGTGGAAACAGTTAGTGTAACACCGTTTGTAGAAACTTCAGTGTTGGATACTTCATCACCTTCAGTCACAGCGGCTGCTGATTGAACTGGGTAGATAGGCACAGTAATTGTCTTACCGTTTGATGCTGGGATTGCGTAATTTTTAACGAGGCCACGCATAATACTTCTCTCGCTTGCTACGAACATTGCTTCAGCGGTAATCGCTGGCAACAGGTCGTTTAATGTTGTGGTTGTTGAACCGGCCATAATAATCTCCTAAATGTGTTTATGGTTATCTTGTGTAACCGTTAGCCTTGCGATGTTCTGCATATACCTTACGGTGTTCTGGATTTTTCATATCCAATTTACTTACATCTACGCTGCCAGGTCCACTATTAGAGATACTTGAGCGAGCATTGGTAGTTGCAGGGCTTGCGGCAACAAAGTGCGGATTCGAATCTAAGAATTCGCGCACTAAATCATCTACTGCTAATGGTGAACCCGCATCATTATAACGCACAGTTCCATCAACCCCAACTACTTCTACATCACCTTCTGAATTAAGACGAACATTTGAACTTAATAGAGCTTTAACTTGTTCAGGAGCAACGGCACGATATTTGGCGGCGGCACTGAGCAAAGGACTATTAACTTTATATTCCTTAATCACTGAATCTCTCTTTTGGATTTCAGCGTCTTTTTTGGCTGCTAGTTCCTGTAGTGTCTTTTCAAACTCACCACGCTTGATCTGTTGTTCCTGTTGCTTTTTCTCCCACTCTGATTTAATAGAGCGAAGTTCATCAGGATCACCTAGATCTTCATATGGTTTGAGTAGTTTCTTCTGTAATGACCCTTTCATACGAGCCATCATATTGTCTACTTCTTCTTGACTATAGGTTTTTGCTGCCTGTGCCTGTGTTTCAGAATTAACGTCTGTGGCCTCAGTTGCCATATCGTTTGCTAATGTATTTTCTGACATTATCGCATCGCCTCCTTTAAGAGTGTTGATTAATATTTATAACACTTCACCTGAAATGTTGTTATATGTAGTTATTCTACGTCTAACTGTGATCTTAGATTCTTGAGTTGTTGTCTGTTCTGCTGTATTAGCACACTTACAGGAGTGGCATAATCACCATATCCTGGGTATGAAAACAACCATTCACAGTCAACATCCTGAGTGTCTAATTCCTTAGCCATTGCTTCTACTATGGCATCAGGCAGATCCATAACATACATACGAGCAGAATATGCACCCAAGCCAGCGATTGCTACCCCTGGTTGCCAATTGACAATATCTATTAGATCTCGTTTGTATGCTGCCAAACTCCAAGGACATTCTTTTTGAATGCTCTCGAAGTAGGCTAACCAATTAACGTCCGCGGCCTTTACCTTTACCTTTTCCACGACCTTTACCTCTTCCCATTCCCATGTCTTTCTCCTTAGTAATCTTCTTCTACTGGTTCCCACTTGGCACACCAATAGACTGCACGAACTGGTGCATCAAACTTGGTGCAATATAGTTCACCTGGCTTATAGTATTCGCAATTGGCACAATTCTGCCCTTGAGGAACTTCTGCATTTGATGCTGGTTGGTAAGCCGCAGGCAAACTATCTGCAATAGGTTCACCATCTTCATAGACTCTACCTGGCTGTGGATTAGGGTCAATGAATGGTAAACGCTCTTTCTCTTCACCCATGAGTTCTATAAGTTGTTCATCAATGACTCTTAATACCACAGGGTCAGTGGCAGCTTGTTTGGCTTTGACTAATTTTTCAACATCTGCTTGTGTGTCACGTATGGAGAATGAGCCAGGATAGTCAATTTCACCCATCCACTGCTGTCCCATATACTCAAACCAGAACTGCCATATCTGTTCTTCAGTAAGTTCTAGATTGTCTGCTTTCTCTGAAAGTTTGGCATTTAATAATTGGAACTCTTGTTCTTGTGCCACACCACTCATACGACGGCTTTCTGTGCTTCTTACTGAGCCAGTATTAGCCATCTTGTCAATGCTGTCTGTGACATGTGAAATAGCAGTGAATATGCTTTGTATATCAGTGCTCACAGCCAACATATAGGGTTTAAGTCCTGGGTCCAGATTGTCTTCCATGCTGATAATAGCGCCAGCACCTGCTGATGCTTCACTGCCTATGGTCTTGACTAATGCTGGGTGTCCATTGATGCGTATGCTTTGTTCTACTTCTGATGTTAGGTTGTAAACAGTCTGCTGGGCATGGGCAATATCTGAGATATCTGAAACACCAATACCTCTGACTGGTGAACGATGATTGTAGGCTAACACCGCTGGAATCTTGCCTAAGCCATTAACTTCCTCAAATTGTTCTTGTAGTTCTCTATTCTTGTGATTGATTATGCTGGTAATAATTTTATCTGAATACCATTCTTTGATAGTGCTGGTTGAATCATTGGCATCTTCAATGTATTTGAAATAGTCTAATTCATAACTGCCATTGGGTCTACGAGCCCAGTGCCAATCACTTACTGTCAAGGGAGTTATGAGATTAACATAAGGACGAATATTCTGTTGCTGTTCGTCTGCTTGTGTTATGGCACCCACATTAGGTTTAACCACCAAGACCCAACAATGTCCAAACACTGATGACCATACAGATACTTCTTTCATGAATGCATCAAAACTTCTGCCATCCATGTCTGCATCACGCAAGAACATTTCTAATTCAAATGATTCACCATTGCGATCAAAGTCACGTTCTGCAGGTGTTCTAAACAAGAATGAAATATAAGTAGAAATCACTGACTTACAATGATTTTCTAGATGAGTGGCTGCCACGCGAGCATTGTATTCATTGGCAGTTTCATTGACATATTTTGTGAGATAGTTACCTCTTGTGTATTCAATGCCCCCCATGTAAGAATTCAGTAGATATTCCCAATGATCTCTATTACGCTGATGAAGCATATTGGTTGCTGTCAGTAGGTTGTATTGTTCTTGTAGGGTTAAATTCATTTTTCTGTCCTAATGTTATGTTGCAATCTGGTGTGTCCAACGCTGTGGGCCACGATATTCTTGACGGTCTCTGGTCACTGGCCATATGTAGTCTACCATGTAACCTAGAGCATCATTCATGTGATCATAGCCTGAATCTTTATCTGGCTGTGAGGTGCCTTCTTTATAGACCTGTCGCTCTAAACATTCTATTGTATATTTACACTTAGGGTTGACGAACAGGTGTCTAATGCCAGTGCTATCACATAAACGACTATTCACAGCATTTATACGATCTCTGACTGGTGTGTGGCTTCTAGGAGCTTTGACTACGAATCCTGCATTTGCCAATATGATATGGTCCGTAATGCCATTGGCTGAACTCTTACGAGCAGAACCGGCTGGGTCTGGATAGATCCACACCTTGCTTCTTGGGTAGCGAGTTTTAATCTCATCTGCGAGTTCATTGGTATTGCTGGAATACATTTTAATTTCGTCAATGACATAGAGATCATTCCCCTCACGCTGGGCTATGGTAGCACACATTGGGCTCACGTTGAAGTCAGCACCCACATATATTGTGGCAGTATTTAAGACTGCAGGCTCTTGGACATTTAATGCACGTTCAAATGCATAGTAGATACGCCCAGCAAATGTTTCAAATGATGCTTCATACTCTTGTCTGAATGTCTTAGAATCCAAATCACGACGTGCTTGATGGATTTCATCTTCTGGAACATTGCCACCTTCTAGTGTGGTAAAAGAGTATGCACTCCAATGATCCTTGTCCACAGTGCTCATTTGATATAGGTCATAGAAGTGGTTAAGTCCTTTGGGTGTGCCAATGAATAGAGCTTTACCCAAGGTGTTTGACAGTGTGGGACGTAGTGTTTCATACCATGCTTCTGGCACGATGTCGGCCATTTCATCTATGACTATGAAGTTATACTGTCCCCCACGTAGTCTATCGTAGGCATCAGCCCCTTTGAGATAGATTCTGCTGTTGTTTCTCAGTGTGATAGTCAATTCAGTTTCATTGACTTTCTTGATCCAATTTAGATCCTGTAGTCTATTTTTCAGTTGACGCCATACAATGTGTTTGGCCTGCCCAAATGTAGGGGCAACATATAGAACATCTTGATCAGGTATACGTGCATGATAGCATAGTTCACGTATGGCTAGATATGTCTTGCCGAATCTACGGCCAGCACACACTACCCTAAATCTATGATTATCCCGGGCTACTGCGTTCTGTGCTAGGCTCAGTGCCATCAGTGTCCTCTACAAGATCGTTGTTCCACGGTAATATAGTATTTTCCTCTTTGTTAGTTGGATTATCCTGCTGTCCTAAAATATTCTTTCCCAGCCAAATTAACATAGAGGTATTGCCTGATTTGGCTGCGGCTAACTGCCATTGCCTAAGACTCATCTTCGTGTTTGCTCGCCCTTTTATAACATTTTCACGGAAGTTGTCACGAAAGGTCTGTTCACGAACATTAAAGAACTCTGCTAGTTCACGATAACTGGCAAATGTAGTGGCTAATTCCTCTACACGTTTTGGGTTAATTACCCTACGAGTTTCACCTCTACCTATAATAAGCCCCTCTTCTACAGAAACAACATTGCCAAATGCGTCTTTCTGTTCTATAGTGCCCCAGTGTGGATCTATGTCTTTTTCACTCATTTATTTTTAATCTCTTGGAATATGTTTCTGGTATTATGCAGGGCACCGTTCTATTCCAATCTACTCTATGATGTAGTCTAGAATGTTTTTGCCCTCTAAGCATAGCTACCTTGGTTCCTGAGGGATGACACATTACAGAGAAAAAACTCTTGACATAGGTGCCTGAGTCTAGATATAGTTCTGTAAGTCCCCCTGAATTAGTCTGGGTCATTATTTGGTTAAGTGCTATCTTCATTATGCTGAAGTATAGTTCTCCTCTATGACCCCCTGTAATGTATGCATTAACGTCTTCGTTGATTCTACCTAGAAACTTAAATGGACGCTCACGACTGCATACAAACGAATTCATTGCTTTTCTTTTGGGTTTTTCTTTGCCTTCTATTCCGCCTATATAGTCACCACCTTGACCCATACACACCGTTTTAGCATTAGATACTTGTAAAAACTCTGTCATTGCACGAAATATTCTGTCTAGGTTTCTAATACTAAGATGTTGAGCCTGTCCTATATGATTGGTTAAATGCCTAAATTCACTGTAGTCATCATCTAATACTATAAAATAGTCTATGCCTAGTTCTTCCGCCACTGTCCATACTACATTGCGAGCAAATACCACACCACGTTGATGTGTTTCATTGTCCATGGTATCAGTGATTTCTGCCACCTTAAGTTTGTCAAATACGTAGACATATTCTTTACCAAACTTTTCTATGTATTCTTGCTGACTGGGATCTTGATTGTCAATGATATAATATATTGTGCCTGTGTAGCCGCAACGACGTAGCGTTTCAGTGGTAATTACCTTACTGGCACGATTGTGTGTTAAAATGAATACTGCAAAATTATTATAGTCCATTGTCTGTTTCTAAAAATACGTCAGCGATTTCGTCACTAAGTTTACAGTAGCCTAATTCTATAGCCTTGTTGAAGTCTATGATTACTAGTGCAGAATCTTCCATAAGTTTCTGCGTGTCTAAGTCTGCGTGACAGTAGTATTCTGCTATCTGATCATAGTTGAATTGTGTGTGTCTATATGCTGCCAGTCTTAGAAACTTTTTAACTTCCTCTGGTGCAGATGAGTTTTTAATTTCATCTAGCAGTTGATCTGTTCTGTCTTTGTTATAAAGATCACTGATTTTAGGACATTCACCCTTGGGTGTATATATAGGAGTATCTATCTTTTTAGTATATTGTTGATCGTTTTTAATTTTTAGATCTTCAAATACCTTGTCGTCAAAGCCTGTGATGTCTACAGAGCCTATGTCGTTGGCTATTGCCTGTAGTTCCTCTATGAGTAATTGATCATCCCAGTCTGCTAGTTCATTAAGTTTGTTGTCAGCAATACGATAAGCACGTATTTTGGTTTCTGATAGGTGCTCTGGCATTGTTAACACTGGCACTGAATCTAGGCCTAGTTTTTTTGCTGCCTTCCAGCGTGTGTGCCCTACAACTATTATCTTGTTTTGATCAACAACTATTGGCTGATTAAAGCCAAACTCTGCAATACTTTCTGCTACTCGTTGAACAGCACCGTCATTGTTTCTTGGGTTCTTATCATAAGGCGTGATATCATTGGGATTTAACCATTGTATGTTCATTGTCATATTATAGGCTGCGATTATCTACTTTAACTCTAAAACTTCTACGATCCACAGCACCTGAATCAGTGGTAATTGAGGCTGTGACTGTGTATATCTTGCTGACTGTGCCTGCTGCCAACTTCACATAGGTATTCTTAGATGCACCACTTATACCTGACGTTGATATAGTCAAGGGTGTTGGGTTGTAGGTGGGTGCTGTTATTGTGTATGTGACTGCACTCAATAGTTCTCCTGCTGCCAACCAATCTGTCCAGTCTATGGTATAGGTCAAGGTAGCCAAACGATCTTTTTCTATGTAGGCACCTTCAGTGTCATATTTGTATCCGGTTATAGTGCTCATGTTTTTATCCTTAACATTGTATAATATTTACTCTAGTTTCATATTCCGCAGTCAATACGCGGGTTTCTTGTGGGACTTTCAGTGTTCTTGATTCTGAGTCTACTGTCAACAGTCTTGACTCTGCTAGTATTTTGGCAATTCTTGTTTCTTGATCTACAGCAATATCTCTGCAGGGATCAAAGTTTAGGATGTCACCTTGTGTTAATTGGAAGCCTTCTACTACCAATGAGGCCTGTGCAAACACCACTTTGAATGCGGCAGTGGTCTGTGTGAACACACTGGTCAATGTGCCCTGTGACACAATAAACTTTTCTGCGGCTGCTGTGAGTGTGCTTTCTGAAGTCAGTGTGGCTGATATACTAGGTATGCGTGTGGCAGTCACTGTAAATGTTACACTAGACTCTAATGACGCTGATTGATCACGAGTTCTATCATCTATCTGTGCTGTCACAGTCACGGCTGATTCTGCTGTGGCTGAGACTATTCTAGTTCTTGATGTTTCTGTAACCTGTGTAAACTGACTTTCTAAACTGGCTGTGAACTCAGTGATTTCACCTATGGTTGCTGTGAGTGTGCTTTCTGCTGTGACTGTAACATCAGTGGTTCTAACTCTGGTGTTCACACAGTCCAAACTTGTTGCTGTGGTCAGTGTAGCTGAATCATCTCTAATTACAAAAGGTTCAACAGAGATACTACTCTCCACACTGAGATCTACAGTAGCAAATCTTGTTCTAGTGTTGACTACATCTACAGTAGATTCTGCTGTGACATCTGCTAGGATGCCTACATTTTTTGTTGCTGTGACAGCAAGTTCTGATTGTGACGCAAGTTCTACCACAACCAATAACACAGCCTCTGGTTGTGCTGTAACACTAAACTGTGCTGGAATACTTGGCAGGATCAATGGTGCTGATGCTAGACTTGAAGTTGCACCTTCATTAAAAGTTACTCCAGTGTAAGGAGTAGTCAGTTTGTTGTAGAACACAGGAGTAGGCAGGCCAGTGCTGGTGCCAGCATCACCCATATCAAGCAATCCTGAATAGAATCTATCTACTCTGAACTGGTCGTCAGTGGTAACACCCATCCATACCTGTGCAACACCACCCAGTAACGGTGCGGCTATTATAGTATAAGCACCTGTATCTTGTGCTATCAAACCAAGGCCTAATCTTAATCCACCATACAAGGTGCCATCTTGACTGCCGAATCTACCTGCAAATACGAGATCGCCCGCTGAATCATTTGGACTGCTAAGTCCTTGATAAATGCCATCAATCCATAATTTCCAGCGTCTTACTATGCCTGCTTCAAGCACATGGGTTCTGAATAGGTAGTGGTGCCACTCTGTGTCTGTAGGGGCTACACCGTTCCATTTTCCACCTGGTTCATCTGGGTCATAGTTGGTTCTAATCCTAACATCGCTGTTTTTAAGAGCAATACCACCATTGTTATTAGACCCACCACCACTCTGTTCTTGGACCAGTCCTTCTGCAATACATTGATATTCACCTGTGATGGTATCTCTTTTGACCCATACTGAGAATGTCCACTGATTCCTTCTAACCGTTAATGCGTTTAGACTAACTGGTGGAGGAAATAGACTTTCATTAAATCCAATTTCGCCATCTTGTTCGCTGGTAGCACCTAGTCCTGTTATTTGGTTTAAGGGGAATTGTTTAATCACACCCACTATGGCTGTGACTGTGACCACAGTTTCCATGGTAATGGTGCCTGTGGCATTTTGGAACGCCGCAGTTAGTTGCGAGGCAATGCTGGAGAATGAGAGTTGTGGGGAGAATGTTGCTGATGCTAGAGTTGACTGTGTGAGTGTGCTGGTGCAGTCTAGGTTAAATTCACGTAGACGAATCTCTTGACTTGAGAGACTCACAATGGTTGACAGCGTTACTTCAGCACGAACATCTATAATACCATTCACACTTTGACTGAAGTTGGCTACTAAATCAGCACTGGCTTCTACAATTCTGATCTTGGTGGCTTCACAGGTCAAGGTGATAGCGATGCCTGTGTTTTCAAAGTAATCAGGTTCTAGATAATCTTCCGCTATGAAGGTGCCTAGGCCCATCACAGCATCTGCTGTGTAGACATAGTAGTTTGAGTCTATGTAACCACTATCATAGTAGGTTATATCCACCTATCGCTCCTTAGGAGTTATCGTCTGTAAATGCTGTTGACGTGTCTGTGCCGTTAGCGTGTATCAATAATAAAGTATTAGCGTCATTGACAAATGGTGCTGTGGGTGCTGTAAAACCTGTGGTATAACGCTCAATATCTGAAATACGGATTTCATCGAGATGTCCGTTAAGTCCATAGGTAGTATTATGCCAGGCACCTAATCGCATAGTTGATGTAAAAATACCCTCTGTTTCCTCTAATGTTCCAAAGTCTTGTGCCGGCGTTAGTAAAGTTCCGTCTACAAATAATCTACCTGTAGTGCCATTTTTAGTTAATGCAATATGATACCAGGTATTTGTGCTGACACTTGCAATCCAGCGACGATAAAAAGTTCCTCCTCCTGAATCTTCGTGTGCAATTTCCCAGTTTAATGTTCCGCTTACATTATTTAAACCCAGATATGCGTTCACACCTGACGATGATGAAAGAATCATTGCTAATGCACCACTTGAAGGGGTGGCAGCAAATCTTACCCAACATTCAAATGTAAATGTGGCACCTGAGGATTGACTAAAAGATGATACATCTAAATAGTCACCAGTCCCATCAAATAAAGCACTTGCACCACCAAATTTTGATTGTGCTGTATCTACTTGTGCATTGCCTAGAGCAGTTATACCTCTTTGTGCTCTTGCACCATTGTCATCTGTAAACACCGTTGAAGCATCAGTGCCGTTGGCGTGTATCAACAATAAGGTATTGGCGTCATTGACAAAGGCTGAGGCTGAAGGAGTAAAGCCAGTGGTATAACGAGCAATATTTGAAACACGGATTTCATCTATGTGTCCATTGAAATCAATAGCTCCATCAGATAATGTTCCTATAAAAATACCATTAGTATTTCCAACTGCTCCTGACGGAAATGTTCCACTACCACTGACAGTTGTCATTGTTTGTTCTACACCATCAACAAATAATTTAATTGTAGAACCAGTCCTACTCCAGGCTAAATGATACCAAGTATTTGCACTCATACTGGTATTACCATAGCGTGATGTAACTCCGTATTGATCCCAATAAATCCTATCATTATACACAGCAAAGAACACACGCCCTGAACTTTCATTTCCAAATGATAGAATATTTTTTGTTCCTGAATTATTTGCTAATCTAATCCAGCATTCAACAGTGAAATCATCATATGTAGTTGTTGGGGTTACTTCTAATCTATCGTCTGTGCCGTCTAACAATAGACTGCTTCCACCAAACTTGCTCTGTGCAGTATCAACCTGTGCGTTACCTATAGCAGTAACTGTCTTGGCAGTTCTGACAACCGCAGCCACTGTGAAATTTGCACCAACCATTGAACATAGGATGCCGCTCATTATGATACATTCCCAGTTATGATACAGCGTGTTCCACTTACAAACAGGATGTTACAAACTCCTCTTGTGGCCAAACTAACTGTGGCCTTGTCTGTGTCAGTGCCGCCAATATAAGCATCTGTAATTGTGCAGGTTATGGTTATGGCTGCTGAATGATTGTTTACTACCACAATAACATCACCTTCTGCAAATGTGGAGTTAGGAATGGTAATTGATCCACCTGAACCTACTTGCACATACTTGCCTACATCACCTACTGCCAGAGTGTATGAACCTGTTTTAGTTCCCACTGCTGGTAATACTCTATAACCTATTTTATTTGTGCCATCTATGGTATCAGTGTATGATAATTGTCCTGAACCATTGGTTTTTAATAGGAAATTGGCTGTGCCATCTGCTTGTGGCCAGTTTTGTCCGTCTAATACAATACTACCAGTTCCGTTGGGTGTCACTGTAATATTACCATTGGCACCATCTAGAATTACAATACTTCCTGAGTTGGTGCCTGAATTAGTATCTAATGTAAGATCACCAGTGCCTTTGGTAGTAATCTTGGCATTGGTGTTGTTGATACCTACACGAGTTTCTGAAGTTTCAAAATGCACCTTGCCAGTGCCATTGGGCACCACAGTGATGTCTCCGTCTACACCATCCTGGATGGTGATTACACCACTGTTGGTATTGGCGTTGGTATGCAATAGTAGATCTGTGGCACCGCTGGTTGTGAGTGTGCCAGCAACCACAGTGGTTGATGTTAGACTGGTTAGGCCAGTGATTGTGGTATCAAGATTGATTGTGACAGTGTCAGTTGCTGACGCCACTGAGTTTAAATTGGTGCCACCAACAATAGTCAAAGTGTCATTGAGATCTAATGTCTGGCTGGTGCCTGAATCTGCGGCCACTGTGATTGTGGCATCGCGTAAATTGGTAAAGTTTGCATCACCTTCAACGAATGTGAGTGCTGAGCCCTTACCTGCTCTTGTGACGATTGTTGGCTTAGCCATCTATTTCTCCTGTTAGTGAATAGAGGGTGTTAGAACACCCTCTTTGATGTTATTAAGCCAACGCTATTGTTAAGTTGGTAGCACTGATCTGAAAAGTATCGCCAACGTCTATCGTTTTGGATGTTGTAACTGCACCATAAAACAATACGTTTCCAGCGCCTCGCGTTGCTGAGTCAGTGATGGCCACGTGAGTAATGGTTCCCCAAGCTGTGGTAGTGCAGGTTGGGAATGTAATTGTGCTGGTATTAGCAGAATATGTTGGGTTTGTGCCAGTAGCAGAATTGAATGCAATGGTCTGACGTGCATAAGCAGTTGAGCCTGCTGTGGCCACTTCATCAGTTAGTGTGCCTGCTTCTAAGTTTGTAGCGGCATTGCCTGATGTGTTCACAAACAAAGCCACATATAATGTAGTTGGTGCTGTGAAAGGTGCTGTGCTATACTTGAGAGTATGGTCTAATAGTTTTGCTTCTAGATAATTTGAGGCTGCGGACATATTTGTCTCCTTGGTTGAATATGTTGTCTTGTAGCAGACAACATATGGTTGTCTGGGGTCCTTGTTGGACTATGAGTATTTATAGAAAATTTTGAAAAGTGTTGAAAAACTTTGAAATTTAGTGGAGATCAACCCAAGCACCATTGGCACGGCCTTGGAACTTGTTGGTAGTGGTATTATAAATTAACATTCCATTATTAGGTGACAATCCATCTCTAGTTGTAGATGATATATTACCCAATGCTAGTGTGGCAGCGTAGGAACCATCTAGGGTAATAGATGTTTGAAAAACAGCGTCTGATCTAGAACCTGTGGCTTGAACTATTAGTCCTTGAATGGTTACATATTCATAACCTCCTGAACCACCTTTTAGTAGCAAAGGAGCTCCGCTACCTTCAATAATAGCCGCAGAGTTTGCGGCAATTCTAATAGATGATCCAAAGGCACTGCCTAATTGCACTCTTATGCCTGCAGTTGTTGTTCCACCGTTTTCATCACGATTTTGAATAGTCACTGACGGTCCACCACTGTCAGTGGTTAATACAAGATTACCTGGATTCAAATTACTAGTGCCTGCGCCGTTTGTGGTAATGGTTGCACCGTTAGTGGAATCACCTAATTTAATAGTATCTGCTGTGAGCAATATATCACCAGTGCCATTGGGTTCTACTATGACATTTGCATTTGAACTACTGATAATTTTGTAACTACCAACATTGAGATCTGCTGTTAAAGGATTTGTTAAACCTCCTGAACCACTTGATGCTGATGTCACGCGACCTTGTGCATCTACAGTGATTGAAGCGTTGGTATATGTGCCAGCGGTAACAGCGGTATTGTCTAAATTCAGTGTAATAGTATCTGTTGCTGATGCCACTGATGAAAGTCCAGTTCCACCAACAATACTAATATTATTTGCATCAGTGATTGACTGTGCAGATCCTGTATCACCTGACACAGTAAAGCCACTCATTGTGCCGCCGCCGCCACCACTTGTGGCTGAAATGGTTATTTCTTTTGAAGTGTTGTTGCCAGTGATAGTTACATTGGTGCCTGCAACTAATGTTATGTTGCCATTAAGATCAGCAGTGACTGCGGTGCTACCACCTGTAAGTGTAACAGTAGCATCTGCAAGATTTTGAAAGTTGGTGTCAAGTTCCGCATAGGTTAATGCGGCACCTTTAGTGACACGTTTTGTGATTGCGGGTTTTGCCATAGTCTATTATTTAACCTCTTTTATTTTATCAGTTAGATTGCTCAACATATCTTTCATCATAATCTCATTGGCCTTGTTGGCAGCACTGAGTCCTTCAGTTAGGATATCTATCACATGGCCCTGTTCTTCAACTTTCTTGGCTAGTCCATTATGTGCAGTAATCAATGCCTGCACATTAGAATCAAGATTAACCAGAGCTTCATAGGGATCAAAGGTGGGATTCAATATCATACAGCCTCCTTACTGGCATAGATATTTTTTAACCTCTTATGGGCTTGACAGGTTTTGTAGTGCAGTTCACGTGTGATGATTTCAACATTGTCCATGCTCCATGCACCTTCTGGATCTATTCGAGTCATGCAGACATTTTCCAATGCACGTCCACGATTGAGATACTGATTGTCTTTAAGCCATAGATCAATATATTCTCTATCAGTCAAGGTCCAGGCTTCACCTCTATACATGGCTTGGCTACGGGCTCTCATGCTCCATGTGTGCAGTCGGTGTTCAATGGGATCTCTAAAATGCCAAGCCACGGGTCTTAGTCCTGCCTTTTGCCATTCACTTGGGTCTGCGTATGTTTTTTGTTTTGCCATTATTGTTCTCCAACTTGTTTAATATATTTATTTGCTTCCTCTGGAATGTCCGTGTAAGTGACGATTTCCATCAATTTCATTATGATTTGAAACGCAGGTGTGGGATTGTAGAATACATATTCTTCTTCAAACACTTCTGCCCAATCGTCACAGTCAATGTGCGGATATAGTTTGTCCATCTGTTCCAGGGTGATTGTGGCCATTAGTTTCATAACTGTCTCCAGGATAATCCTATAAAAAAGAAATTCATTTAGATATCACTAATCTCTTATAATGATATTATACATTAATGGTCTTGCTAAAGCAAGCCCAGTGATGTTCAATAAATTACCACTTCGCATTCGCTCAGTGGTAATTTATTTCGATCACCTGATGAGAGATAATAGCAAGAGATGAACTTGGAGTCAAGAGGGGACAAATGTAGTTTCTGTATAAAAAAATATACTCACTACCTTTGTCCCACCTTGCTCCACATCTCTCGTGGGTCCCTATCTCTAGGCCAAGGTATCTTAGGCTGCTTTACTGGAGAAGTTTGACTATGTGTAACTCCAAACCATTATGGTAGCAGTGGACTACGCCCTAATGCTGTTATCTAAGATAACTTATCAGCATATTATGGGGCGGTGGAGGATTTTTCCCTAATATGAACTCCACCTTTTTGTTTGTCCAGGGTTCTTAGACTGTTGCCTTACGGAATTGTTTGATTTTTGCCATTTGTTGTTGCTGCCTGTGTTCTGCCTCGATTGCATTTTTAGTTATGTCTTCTATTCTCTCACGGTGCTTGTTCTTGAGCGGAAACTTCTTGCTATAGACCATGCCCCATATACCATTAAGCCAACAATGTTCACTATTGGACAGATAGTCACCTAATTCATCTTTTAATACTGTCATTAACACTAGATCATCTGCACATGGATGACTGCCTAGGTCTTCAGCAGTGAATCCACGACGCCAACAGAATAAATTGGTTTCATGACTAACACTTTTCATTCAAATAGATCTCCAAATCTATCACTGTCACGTTTGCGATCCTCTTCATCCCAAAACTCGTTGACTGTGTTAAGTATTGGATCCAAGCTGAGTTCTTCAACTTCAATTAAGATTTCACTGTCAGCATTCACAATGGGCTGTCCCTTTTTGGTAGTCTTGTTAGTGATGTCCAAATTGCGTAAGACAAATCCATGTGTGGGATTGCGAGTGATGTGCTGCCAATGTTCAGCATTGCGATTGGGCGTGTCCACGTAGGTAACATACTCTCTACGATCCTTAATACCAATCAGTGTTAAGGTAGTCATTGGAGTGCCTGCTATCTTACTATAACCAGGGCGTTGTTCTATTACAATATATGGTTGTTTGATTGCCATTTTTGTTCCTCCTGTATTGTATTTAGTATAACATAAAAAAACAGCACAGTAAAGTGAATTGATTGCCAATCAAGGCGAAGCCCCTACGGAGGGGGCTTCTAACGGAGTTGAGTTCAATGGCATTAGAACTCTTAGGATCACAGCAACCATATTCCAGGAAGAATATTGTTTCTCCGCTGAAATTATTTATCAGGCTCTTGTGTAGACAGTTTATTTTTGATTAAAAACTGCTTTCTTGCCCAATTCAAATACTGTTGGCAGGCAGGGCCTTGTGGTAAATCAAATTGTCCTGTGTTGGGATCACGATAAAAGCCACAGGTCACACAGCGTATTCTGCGATGTGCCACATGCCCACGTGTAGCTGGATAATATTTGATTTCTTTCTTACAACCATTCTCGCAGAGTTTACCACACTCAGTGCAGACACAGGCAGCAATCTTAACTTTGGTTACTTCCAGGGTGTGTGTGGGGTTGATACCATTGAATAGATCTAGAAACACTTCTTGATGTTCTTCTTGATACAGATCCTCCACAGACGGACGCCCACGTCCACGACCTTTGCGTTTGGATTCTTTGATATCAGTTTCATTCAATTTGGGTATGTGCCAATCTGCTACTTCTGATAGTTTTTGTTTGAATAGTTCTTTGTCCATGATACTATCTATCACCGTTGATAAAACACCATCTTTGAATTGGCTTGTTAAAAACCGTCATAGCGGTGTCTGTAAAATAGGCCAAATGAATCAAATTAGGAGTTTTAACGCAAATATCGCATTCACATAGCCTAGGATGTATATGTGATAGTCTAAAAATATTATCCTGGCAAATCCGACGTCTTTTTTGTAAAGTTACTGACTGTAACCCCACGTGTTTATTGAGGTTTTGATTATTTTATGAGATTAACTATTTCAGGTATCACAACTGCTGATACTAAGATGATTAGGATGGCCCAAACACGACCATCCATCTTTTCAACTCGCTTTTCAATATGATCAATATCTTCTGCCATGTGGGCAAGATGATTGTTTTTAATTAGATCAATTTCTTTGGCCAGTTCTTTCAGTGTCATTTTAAGGCACCGCTGTGGCAGTTAATGTTGAACTAGCAGTCAAGGCAGCACCAACTGCACCTACTGTGGTTGCTAATCTTAACACCTTCCAAGCACTACCATTATAGATACCAACGCAGGGTTGTCCAGCATCTCCATCTACCAAATAGCAGATATCACCTGCTGTGGGTGAAGTGGTTCCTGTAGCAGATCCTAGATCTGCTGTATATGTCTGACTTAATCTCAGCACACGATTTACACTGACTATGCCTGCAGATGGCTGCAATGCCAGCGTGCCAGTCTGTGAAAATGTTGAAGGCAAATAACTAACACCTACTTTACCACTGCCATCAAGAACCAACACGCCACTGGCTATGTTAGCACTGGCTATCAATTGATTAACTGCAACTACTAGATTATAGAGATCAGCACGAGCTAGACTTGGATCGTCATCTGATGAATCTAAATTAGCGGTTGCAATACTGGTTCCTGTTGGAAATGTCATTTTTTATTCCTCTTGATATTTATTGTTTTTAATTAAACACCACCAAATTACCGCTGGTCATAGCCTGTCTTGGTAATGCTTTGATAGTGATATCCACTATGCCATCTCTGGGTTGATTATCTATACCATATAACACAAAACTAGGTGTGCTGCCTGCAAGAAAATAATCTATGGCAATGTAGTCTGTAACAAAATATGGTTGTGCGTCTGCTTTTGAAATCACCATTGGTATTACCAATTCACTGGTTGCTGAACTACTGACATAGAGATCCACTGGATAAGCAGTCACTGTCTTGGGTGATATTATTAAATTTATGCATCTGCTAATGGCCGCAGGTAATGCTATGGTTCTCGCTGAGATACTACCACTTAGTGTGCTGGTATCAACATCAGTGAGTGTTACGGTGCTAGTTTCACTGCTGGCAGTTATGACCATGGATCTAAATTCTTTTCCAGTGACAAATGCAGTCACATACACATAACGACCATAGAATGCATCAATGTCTAAATTACCATCTTCTATCAAGTATTCTGATTCTTCACCAGCAAATAATCCAGTTGAACTGGTATGCACCATGTAATAAAGACTACCATCAAAATCACTGGTGATGCTGAGGTTAAAGTATTTGACTTCACCCACATCAATAAGATTGCTGGTCCATTTTATTTGACTCTGTGTTAATTGGAAATTGTTCCAAGTGCTCCATGAACGTCCTGTTAATGCACTCCACGTGCCAGACCCTGTGGGTTTGATACTACCTGTTTGTGGATCTAAGATACCTTCACCATAGGGTCTAAATTTAGATACAGCATCTAAAGTAAAACTTGTGGTTAAGGCAGCGGCAGCAGTGAGTGTTGGCATAATCTATCCTAGTATATGGTCAGCCCTGATTCACTCAGAGTGTTTAAGAATATATTTACAGTGCCTTGTGCCACCGTTTGATTAGGCGTGCCAAAATACCCTGTAGGATAAGATGGTTGTGGTCCTGTGTTTAATTTTGTATTTGCAATATTACCTGAACTGGCATTGACTAATGCTTCATTTAGATTTCTTTTTAATCCCGCAGGGTAACCATTATAGTCTGTGGTGTTGACTATTTGATTGTTGGTGACATTACTGACTCCAAATCCTTCAACTTCTGTTTTATAACTTGTGCCTCTGGTAAAAGCAAAGAAGTCTCTCAATCTTAAAGCCTTCGTTTGTTCAGTGCCCGAATTGGCCAACACAAATAGATATTCTACCCATCTAGTGGATGAGCCATTAGGATCTGTGTTGCCTGCACCATAGTATGGGAATATGTCACTGACCTGTCCGCCGCCGCCACCTGGAAATGATCCTGATGAACCATAAAATCGTTGAAACTGACTAGCACCTGCCACAACTTCATAATCTTTATTGAACAGATTAGGATCAATAGCACCTCTAACATGCACAGTTCTAAATCCATCTGCATCTGCTGTGGGCAATGTGATCACTGTCTTTTCCCAAGCACCTAGTCCAAAATATCTAGCCTGTGTAGTAGTGGCTGTGGTTCTTTGTGCACCAGTATTATCATAGACTCTGCGATATATCACCAATTGACTATATCCTGAACTTGGCGCTGAAAATCTTAATTTATAATATCTATTGATGTAGTAATTGTTGCCAGTTTTGTAGATATCTGAACTGTCTGCTGATGCATATAAATTATTAGGATTGATACCTGTGCCATCAATGACTTCAGGTCTAGGTTGTATCTTAGTCCATGATTTAGCCACTATCACTGGGATAGCCGCAAATGCAGTAACAAGATTGCCCAATGCCACAGTGGTTAAGATAGTGGCGAAACCAAATCTGTCATAATGGTTATCGGTGTAATCACCAAACGGTATTAGATATCCTTTGGTATAAAGTGTATTGGTGCAGTCTGTAACAACGCCAGCATTTGAATACTGTGAAGTCACTGCCCATTCGTAGGTTTTACCATGTTGATATTGACTGCTGTTCAGGGTGTAGATTATTCTACCAGAACTTGCATCAGGCACAGCACCTATGTCCACTGTGGTAAAGGCTGCCTGTGTTCCTGGAATGACTTCACGGAATCTCAATTTGTAACCACGGAATTTTGTAACATTAGTTGTGGGATAATTAAACTGCCAAGTTATAGTGCTTACACTTGGGCTGGCTTTGATGCTGAATATGTTAGGTAATAGATCAGCACCTGTGGCATAGGTTTTGTTAGGATCTTGATCAGTAGTTGGAATAGTAGATCCTGCTGTGATATTTAAACTACTAACTCTTGCTGCCGCGGCAGCGCCTGTGCCTACAGAGATAAAGTTATTTGAGCCTATGTATGTTTCTACTGGACCACGTGCTGAGCCTAATTGTTTCAATGCTGATTTACCATCTTTGTAGATCAATCTCACTATGAAATCATAGTTTTGTATGTTGGTAGTGCCTGCTACGCCAAAGTCACCTGCTAGATCAAATGACACAGACTTACCTGGATAGTATGAGGGTGACTGAGTTTCAAATTTGAAATCTTCAAAACTATAATAGGTATCTGTTGAATACTTGTAATAGATACGCACACCATCAATGTTGTAGTTTGTGACTCTGCTGACTGTGTTGGTGATTTGATTTACAGTCACAGTCATTCTTCTAGGATTCTGTATGGCACCTGCTACCAATTTAGGACGTATTTCTAATAGATCAATGTCATCATCATATCTAGGTGATGCTGGTGTTTGACTTTTTGGCAAAGTCCAACCAGTAAATGGTCCAGCAATGCCTGCTGTGGCAATGCCAGTTAATAATGGATTCTGTTCAGCGGCATTTGGTGGAACTGAAATAGTGCCGTTGCTGACAAATGTAGATCCATCACCATTGGCTGCAAATGCTCTGACATAGAATTCATAATTGCCTGCAGGTCTTGGGCCTATGGTAAATGGTATGTCACCACCTGAGCCTGGACGTGTTTCATTCTTGATCTCAACCCATGGTGCAAATGTATTTTCTCTATACCAAAGTATTGCATAACTGTAGACAGCATCTGTGGGCTGTGTAAATGTTAGATAGTAATAGAAGCCGCCACTAGACTGTGCCACTGCACGACTGTTCTTCAATGTCAATACTGCTGAAAATGCTGGTGTTGGTGCAGGTGGAGTTGGCACCACATTCACAGGCGGCACAGGCACAGTTGGAGTCACAGTAACAGGTCCTGCAGTTTCACCATTGGGTGAACCACCACCTACTCCACCGCCACCGGGTGCTTCAGGATTGGTAGGGGTTGGATTGGTAGGTAATGGTGTAATAATTTCTGTGCTGGGTGGAAACACAGCAAAGGTAGGTGGAACTAATCCCAATGGTATTCTATTGTCACTGCTTGGAAAATAGATTATTGATCCTTTGGGGATATAGGTAGGTAACACAAAATCTTCTTCACCTACACGAACATATGGATAGATGTCATCTGGATTACGCACACAACCTAAATCCACTGTCATATCATTGTTCACTTTGAATGACACAATACGCCATGGATCAGTGCCAAAATTCAAGATATTTGACTGTATTCTGATGCAATCGCCTGGCTCTAATTCTAGAGCCTTTGATGTGGCTGTGAATATACATGATTCTTGACGACGTTGTTTATTAAACACCAATCTAGCAAAGTCTTTGGCAATGGCATAGTTTGTGATACCACCATAGGTAACATCATATTTGTTTTCACGTCCACCATCTAGATCAATATATGTTTGACGTTCTGCTTCTGTTTCTGGATAGACCACAGTTTGATTTGAGAACTTTTGATCTGGATCCACATAGGTCACAACCACCACATTGTATTTGGCTGAACGTTCAATACTGTTAAAGGTTATGTCTGATACTATGTCATCTTTGGTAAAGGTCTGTGCAATAGTAGCCGAACCTGAAAGTATATCAGTTTCATTACCAGCATCTTCAATACGCAGTTTGTATTTGCCCTGCACATATGGCATATATGCACGAAAGTTCTGTAACAGAGTTTTAGTATTTGACATTAACGTGGCTGCTGTATCTACTACAATGTTCATGGTCAATATAGGACCCTGTATGCCTGATGCCACATAGGTCACTGTTTGATTACATTTACGGGCGGCTGCTTTGAATGTGGTATAATCTATGTCGCTGTTTACCAGGCCTTTACCATATCTAGGATTGCGTATATAATCTAATAGACATTCAGCAGGATTGGTTGAATACCTAACAGCATTCTGATCATAGTCTACTGTTTCAGTAGTGTCTGTCAACAATGATGCCACACGTTTACCCAACATTGCAACCTGCACTTCTGGAACATTACCTGAAAATGGATTGTTATCACTGTCTTCTTGAGTTTTAACATCTTTCCATTCATATCTAGCAAACAGAACTGCTAGACCATTGTAGTTCATGTTAGAGGTAAAACTAGGTGCTTCTGAAAATATATCGCCTTTGACTGTTGAACCTACAGTTGATGTTCTGGGATTAGAATAATATACTCCTGGGAACCAACGTAGTTGCACACGATCTTTGTAGCGATCAGCATTCACAGTCACCAATTCACCAGCATTTAACTTACCCACTTGATCCACTGGCAATAACCAATCATCAATGAATACTTCACGCAGGCCTTCTACCAAGCCTTCTGAAAACACATAGACCACATAGAGATATTTGTTGTTGCTGGATCCTGTTTCTGCAAAAGTCACAGCCCCACCAGTCTTACGATAACCATATACCACAGGTATGTTTACTGTAGATCCAGTGCGTTGAACCAATACACCCTGTTGACGTTCTGCTTCACTGCCACCACCAACATCAGGAATGTTAGGCATGAATGGTTGTGTGACAAAGTCAAGCACGGTGTTGACAACTTTCTCACCAACTTTGGTAGCACCAATACCAGCACCTATAACAGCACCTACTGGACCACCAATGAAAAATCCAACTACACCGCCTACTAGGCTACTGAACCAACCCATATTATTGGATCTCCTTGTTCATCACTGTGACCCTAATAGGATTAAAACCTAATTGATCATATACTGATTCAAGCCTATTAGGATTAGTGCCAATATCTATGGCACGCACCGCAGTGACTTTGAATTGATTACTCCAAGATTGAAATTCATCTATCATAGATGCATAATTTTCAATCTGTGCAAATTCTTCAAGAAGATAACAGAACTGTATGGTAGCAGTTATTTCTATATCAACTGGATCTTCTGATAAAAATCCACCTATGATACCAATGGGTCTAAGACCGTTAAATGCCACACGAAAGAATAAATTAGGTCTTATGCAATATTCACGCACTGTGTTAAGCACACGATTTTGATCGTAATTCTGTTCTGAAATACCAGCATCATCTTTGTAGTAGTTAAAAAGATTAACCACAACATCAATTTCTCTAGGCTCCATGGCTCTAATTATCATGTGCGACCCCATTTGAATTCTGTTTGGCCAACCCAACCTGCCTTTTCAAAAGCACGGTCATGTTGCTCACCTTGGAATAACCAATTTGACCAATTGTTGGTTTTGCGTCCTGCTGTTCTTTCAAAGTCTGCAAATAAACTACTACAGTCTACTGCTATTTGACAACTGTTTTGAGTTTCATTTATAGAAAAATTGTAGATTATGCCATCATACATTAAAATAGGTGTAGCCACTAGGGCCAATGGATCAGTGCCTGTGGCACCAAATCCTAAAAAAGCCTTGTAGATAACTACCCTGCGACCCTCAACACTATAATCTAAAAACTTACTGACATAATCATTGTTGATAGCACTTAGTGATATGGTAAACTTACCTACCTTGACATCCATGTCTTCACTCATACCTGAGAAGCCAATAAAATTACCCTGAGCAATATAATTATTAGATCCTACAGTAGGTGCAGTGGTGCTGTCAAATGCAACATCAAAACCTCCACTGCACAGATATAGAGACTGATCCGCTCCCGAATTGTTTTTCAAATGTAATTCTACTAGATCAACACTTATGGTGTGATCACGATAGTATTCATCTTTGTTTGCTGTGGATGCAAATGCCTTCATTTACCAAACCTCACGCATGGCTACACTTAGGCTGGTGATACCACCATAGCCTGTGTCATATTCTTGTTCTTCACTGGCAAACACTGCTGTGAATGGCACTGCTGTGATAGTTAAGTTGGTTGATGATGGAACTGCTGATACTGCAGGACCACTGAAGTATAATGTGGCATTACCACTGCCATTGGCTGTGCAGGCTGAGACACATTGATAGACTTTGGTGTGATTATTAAATTTGAAATAATCACCGGCTGCCAATACAGAAGCATTAGCACCACAATTGGTTAGTGTCACTGATGTTGATCCAATAGCCGCTGTGGCTGATGTGCGGCACACTGAAGCAGTTTGGCTAGCCAATGCTGAATAACTTAATTTAGGTAATACGATTTCAAAACTAAACTGTGGACCCAAAGCCTGTGCTAGGTATCCTTTAACTGTGCCTGCATCTAATCTTGTGAGTTGAGGATACTTAACTTCCCAGGAATAAAAACTCACACCCATACCAATTCTACGCAATTTACCACTCATGGTATTTGAAATCTGTGTAGGCGTATTGGTCTTGAAGTTTATGCTTTCAAAACTTGGTGATGCTGGATATTGCGTTGCTAAATCAGCCATTATGCGATCTCCTTAGTCTATGTCTATTCATCATACCATACTTCTCCTACCTTTTTCTAACATAGCGTCAGAGATAATTTGTTGTATGACACCTTTGCGTGATGCTAATAATTGATCAAAACCTGTGGTATCATTAGCCACTATGGTAAAGTTCACATTGGTTGTGCCACCACCTTGCAAGTCACTGTTTCTAGTTATCGTGCCAGTGGTTGATGGTGTGAATAGTTCTGGACCTGATTCTCCAACCATGTATGACTTACCACCCATAACAGGACCACCTAGAGCACGTCCTGAATATGTTTGACTACGGATCTGTGCTACCTGTGCAAGTCCAGCAGCCACAGCACCAGCGGCAGCAATCAATCCAAAGGGGAACGGATATGTAGCCAATGCTTTGGTTGCTGCCATGTATGTGTTCATGATAGCATTGGCAATGTTGAATGCCTTGGCTGCTTCAAATGCCTTCTTGTTCTGTGCTCCCAGGGCTGAGAATATACTAGCAGTCTGCTGTATGGCAAACTGTGCTTTTTCTAATTCTGATTTCTTTTCAAAGTTGATGCGTTCAGTAACAATGGCTCTTTGACGTTCTTGTTGTCCTATTGTTTGTAGTGTGGCTTTGTCTTTTTCACTCATCACAGCAGCCATACCTGACTTCTCTGCCATCAACACAGTTTCAATGCGTTTAAGTTCTAGATCTAAAATCTTTGCATTATATTGTCTAGTTAATTCTTCACGTTGACGTTGGTAATCTTCTTCTAAGATAACTTTTCTATCTCTTAGTAATGTTAAAGCCTCAATATCTCTATCAAATTCTTTTTTACTTGTAACACCACCTGCAATGCCACCACCTAGAGTTTTCTGTAGACTTAGTCCACGATTGATCTTTTCTAATTCTGTTTGTTCCCTGGTGTAATTATTGATAGCATCACGAATACCAGCCTGTTCTCTTAGGTTTTGTGTTTCTTTAATGCCAAGAGTTAGTCTTTCTTTTTCAACATCATTTAATTGACGACCATATTCTACTTCTAGTTTTCTAATGGCTAATACTATCTCTCTTTGATCTTTATCTGCTACTCCTAATCCCAAACGTTCTGTTTCAAGATCAGTAAGTTGTTTGTTGATAGCCACTTCTATTTCTTTGTTGATGCGTATTTCCACAGCACTTTGAACACGATCACGTTCTGCTTGGCTAATCTTTTCAATATCAACCTTGGCTTTATCTGCTAATTGTTGCAGTAGTTTGTGTTCTTCAACCTGTTGCTTATTGAGTCCTAGTATATCAGTTTCACTTTGATATTTTTTCAGTAATTCAGTGTTAGAATCTCTAATATTATCTGCTACAAGTTTTGCGGCAGCCGCGGCATTACCACTGTTGTCTGGACCAGCATCTGGTGTTGATCTATCAGCACGACTTGCATCTAGACTAGCACGGATCTTGTCAAATTCTTCACCCATAGCAGACACAGAATCAATGGCTTGCTTGCCAATGCCAAACAATCCAATGGCGGAGGCTGCCTTGATTAATAATTTGATCACTGCACCAATACGTCCTACAGGACCAAAGAATGCCAACCATAGATCATCCACAGCACCAGTTACCATCTTGGTCGCTGATAATAACTTACCACCAATATAGATAGCGGCTAATATTGCAACACCTTTGGCAATGGCTTCTACAACATCTAAGACATTTAATAAAACCTTTTCAAATCCACCAGTGCGTTCAATAGCATCATTGATACGTTTAATAAGATCAACGATATATGGTGATAATGCTGAGATTGTTTTTTGTAAGAAAGCATCCCAAGTAGATTTAAGTTTTAGAACTTCGCCTTCTAGTTTATTGATGTTGTCTACGTCAGTCTTAGAAATCAATAGACCCATTCTTTCAAGACGATTATTGAATTCTTCTATGCTTGCTGGATCTTTGAATGCGGCAATCAGTCTTTCACCACCTTTGCCTAATAGATCCATTGAGATTGCTGAACGGATGGCTGGTGATTCTATTCCTGCAATAGCCTGTGCAATAGTGGTCATTTGTTTGTCCACTGGCATGTTCATTAGGGTTCCTGCATCAAGTCCTAATCTTTGTAATGCCTTTGCACTGCTGGATGCGTTGTTGAGAAATGCTTCGCCTAGATTGGCACTAAGCCTACGCATACTGCCTTCTAGTTGTCCAGAATCTACACCAGCGGCAGCGGCTGCGGCTGAAAGTGCTTTGAGTTGATTGATGCCAACACCAAGAGCATCTGCTGAATCTGCTAGATCATCTAATTTAGCGGCAGCAAATCCCAAGGCAGTGGCAACACCTGCGGCAATGCCAGTAATGGCTGCCAAGGCTTTACCTGCAAGATCCGTGGTAGTTTCAATACCTTTGAGAGCAAGATTAAGTTTATCAATCTCACGAGTCGCTTGACTGGTATCAGCGGTAATCTTAATTTTTGCTTCTGCCACGGATTATCTCCTCTTTTTCATCTGTTTGTCCATCTCTTTGTGTTCCCAAGTATAGAATGCAATCCATGTTTGGAATTCTTCTACACTCATATCAAACACCTGCTCTAATGTGAGACCCAAATCTTTTGCCAATCTACAGGCAAACATTAGGTCTGGATCTCGTATTAGTTTTTTTCTACCTTCTCCATATCCTGTTCTTGGTAACTTAATTCATTGATTTCACCAACAACACGGATAATGATATTTGGATCTACTTCATTCATAAATGTTACTTTGTCTGGCATGGTAAACATTCTTGTGCCATCTTCATTGCGAGCCTTAACAATTAGTGTTTCTACTAATGCTTCTACAGTTTTACCTGTTGAAGCCAGTTCAATCAATTTGGATTGTTCTTTAAGTGTGACAGATGCTTTGAAATATATCTTAGCATCCCATTCAGGCACAAACACTGATTGCATTTCTGCTGAAAGTTTTTCTCTAAAATGACTTGTTGCTTTATCTAATATTTTACTCATTATACTTTTCCTTTGACTTGAGAGAGAGTGGGTCCAATTATACCCCTGGGTGCCTGTTTGCTCGCTCCTGCCTCCAGACGTTCTATATATGGAACACGATTGATGACTT